GAGCCATCAGGCCTCGTCGGTTTGACTGATGCTAACTCTGATTCAAGCATCAACAACGAGCGTGCTGGTCCAGTAACTGGTGATGCTTACACAACACCAGAAGCTGAAGCACTCGGTGCAGCCGGTGGAGAAGCTTTTGCTGAAATGGGTTTCACAATCGATAAGGCAACTGTTACTGCCAAATCACGTGCACTCAAAGCAGAATACAGCTTGGAATTGGCACAAGACCTTAAAGCAATTCATGGTCTTGACGCTGAAACTGAGTTGGCTAACATTCTGTCAACTGAGATCATGGCTGAAATCAACCGCGAAGTTATTCGTACCATTAACTCACAGGCAAAAACCGGTGCAGGTACATCTAACACAGCAATCAATGGTATCTTCGACGTACAAACAGATGCCGATGGTCGTTGGTCAGTTGAGAAGTTCAAAGGTCTGATTCTTCAGATCGAGCGCGAAGCTAACACAATTGCTAAAGAAACACGTAGAGGAAAAGGTAACTTTGCTATCTGTTCATCTGACGTAGCTTCAGCACTTGCTGCTTCAGGTATGCTTGACTACGCTCCAGCAATGAATACTAACTTGAACGTAGATGACACTGGCAACACATTTGCTGGTACACTCAACGGTCGCATGAGAGTCTACATTGACCCATATGCAACTGGTGATTACATCAACGTTGGTTATAAGGGCACAAACCCATATGACGCAGGTGTATTCTATTGCCCATACGTTCCACTAACAATGGTACGTGCAGTTGGTGAGGATACATTCCAGCCGAAGATTGGCTTTAAGACTCGCTACGGCATGGTCTCAAACCCATTCGTTGGTGCAGCTCCTGCTGATGGTCTTGCAACAGCTAAGACTAACCAATACTACAGAATCTTCCGTGTCGACAACATCCTCGGCGCATAGATCGCAATAACACTAATAAAACTTGGGCAGCTTCGGCTGCCCATTTTTCTTTCTAACTTGTATAAATAGAGATATGGCTAATTTAACAGAAAATTTTAACTACTTACAACCTACCAGTTTTAAACTGACAATTGATAGGCGTAATTATCCTAATCTAGAGTTTTTCTGCCAAAATGTAACACATCCTGGTATGATTATGAGTTCAGTCGAAATGCCATATCAGAAAGTAGCTGGTGTACCATTTCCTGGCGATAAATTAACATTTAATGAATTATCTTGTAATGTCATTTTAGATGAAAATTTAAAAGGTTATTCAGAAATGTTTGATTGGATGCGTAGATTATTGGATACTAATTTAGATACAGCTGTGCCTACCCGGGCGCAGAGGCGGGGGAATGCTATGCAACCTACGCCTACGTATGCTGATGTGACTCTTTCTATTTTGTCAAGCCATAATAATTTAACTAAACAAGTAAGATATATAGATTGTGTGCCTATTTCTTTAGGCGATATAGTATTTGAATCAACTGCACAAGGTACAGAATTTATTGTTTTTAATGCAGCTTTTAGATTTAATTATTTTGAACTGGTATAATTTTTAATTGTACAAATTGACTTTTTTGTGGTATAATATACATTATGTTTGATCTTAAAAAAATACACGATATGTGGGCTAAAGATAGCCAAATCGATAATATGAAATTAGATGAATCTTCGAGACTTACTCCGATGCTTCATTCTAAATATCTTTCTCTTCTTTCTACAACTAAATTGCAATTAAAGAAGTCTGAACACCAACAAAAAATATTGTTGCGTGATAAATGGCTTTGGTATAATGGTAAGATGTCTAAAGAAAAAATGGATGCTCTTGGTTGGACATATGATCCGACTGATGGACTTAAGATTCTAAAAGGTGAAATGGACTATTATTATAATTCTGATTTAGATATACAAAAGTCAGAAGAAAAAATTCAATACTATAAAACCCTCATTGAGGTATTAACCGAGATTATAGATAATCTCAAATGGCGGCATCAAACAATACGTAATATTATTTCATGGAAACAATTCGAGTCTGGAAGTTAAATCATTCCAATCTTTTTATAGATTGCGATAGCGGCGTAGGTCAGGAACTAAATGAGTTTTTCTCATTTTTTGTACCTGGTTATAAATTTATGCCAGCTTTTCGTAATCGTATGTGGGATGGTAAAATTAGATTATATAGTAGATCTACTAATGAATTACCTGCAGGTTTATTTTATCATTTAGCAGAATTTTGCAAGAAGCGAGGATACATATTAGATCCGCAACCTTCTGCATACGGTGATCCAAATGAACGAATTCGCATCAATGCATCCGATCTTAAGGTATTTGTCGATAGTCTTAATCTTCCTTTTGACATTCGTTCCTATCAGTTTGACTGTGTTGGAGAAGCGATTACCCGAAAAAGAGCAATCCTTCTTTCCCCAACAGGATCAGGAAAATCGTTAATTATATACGCTTTACTGCGATGGTATCTTGAAACCTATAATAAAAAAATATTAATTATTGTGCCTACAACTTCTTTAGTTGAGCAAATGTATTCCGATTTTGCGCAATACGGATATGATGTAGAAACAAATGTGCACAGGATATATTCGGGAAAAGATAAAACTACTGAAAAAAGAATTATCGTTAGCACGTGGCAATCAGTGCATAGGTTACAAGCACAATGGTTTCAGCAGTTTGGTTGTGTATTCGGAGATGAATGTCACGGATTTAAATCAAAGTCTTTAATGACTATAATGAATAAATGTAGTGAAGCAGAATTTAGATTTGGAACAACAGGAACATTAGATGGAGCCCAAACACATGAACTCGTACTCCAAGGTTTATTCGGTAAAATATACCGCGTTACCACAACAAAGGCCTTACAAGATGACGATACTCTTGCTAAGCTCGCCATTAAACGAATCGTACTTGATTACGCAGAGAAAATACGTAAGGAATTTGGTCCGCGAACATATCAGGATGAAATCGACTACATTGTAACCCACGAAAAACGAAATAATTTTATTAAAAATTTAGCTATAGATATGAAAGGTAATACTTTAGTATTATATAATTACGTAGAAAAACATGGTAAACCGCTTTTTAATGCAATTCGAGATAAAGCAGATACATCGAGAAAAGTATTTTTTGTTTCAGGTGACACACAAACTTCTGATAGAGAAGCAATTCGAGGTATTGTAGAAAATCAGAAAGATGCTATAATTGTAGCTTCTTTAGGAACATTTAGCACAGGTATAAATATAAAAGAATTGCATAACATAATATTTGCTTCTCCATCAAAGTCGCAAATTAGAGTATTACAATCGATTGGTAGAGGTTTAAGAAAAAGCAGTGATGGTACAATAACGCAATTGTATGATATTACAGATGATTTGAGTTGGCAGTCACGCCAAAATTTTTGTTTATTACATTCCTATGAAAGGCTTAAGATGTATAAGAAAGAACAATTTGATTATAGAACTTATAAGGTAAATCTATGACAAATCTTAAACAATTAAAATTAGCTAATGACGAAGAAATTATTTGCGAAGTTATGAACGAGCCTACTGAAGAAGAACCAGATCTTGTTATTCGCAAGGTACTAAAACTTATGTGTGTTGATGATTATGAAAGAAATGTGCGATATTATTCATTCAAACCATGGATGTCATTTACTGAAGACGTGTCTGATTTGCAAACATTAAACGCATTGCATATTGTTGGTCAAATGAATCCTTCGACTGACTTGGCAGTGCATTATGTACAAGCACTTAAAGAAGCTGAAAATTCAGGTAAGGGTAGAAAAAGCTTAAATTTAGACGAGGTTCTAAGTGAAATAGATATTGATGAAATGTCTGAAGAAGAGATGGATTCGTATTTAGATTACAAATTTGCTGAAAAAAATAAAGAGGATATAAAAGACACACTACGAGCCATTGCAGATGATGATTCTAGTGATTCTAATATTATTAGATTTAAGCTTAAAGATAAGGATACAATGCATTGACGCGGTTTATTTATAGGTCTATCTCTTCCCTCAAAGCATGCTTTATTATACCATATAAATAAGCTTTTGTACATGCTTAAAACGCAAAATAGAAATAAAAAAATAACTGTTTACATTTGACGCCCACTGTGGTATAATAACCTATATTATGAAGGAGAATAATAATGGCACGTTCAAAAAGAGCTAGTATCCATTATGTAAATAACGCCGAATTTTCACAAGCAGTAGTCGATTATGTATCTACTGTTCAAGAAGCTAAAAAGAATTCCCAAGTTCTGCCTATTGTGCCTGATTACATTGCTCAGTGTTTCTTACGAATCGCTGAAGGTTTGTCACACAAATCTAATTTTATTCGCTACACATATCGCGAAGAGATGGTCATGGATGCAGTTGAGAATTGTTTAAAAGCTATCGAGAACTATGATATTGAAGCAGCTACTCGCACTGGAAAACCAAACGCATTTGCATATTTTACACAAATTACTTGGTATGCCTTTCTTCGAAGAATTGCAAAAGAGAAAAAGCAACAAGATATTAAAATTAAATACCTCACAAAATCTGGCATTGAAAACTTTGTTGATAACGAAATGGGTGATGAAATGACCCAACAAGTTGTTGGCGCTTTTGTCGATACACTCAGAGATCGCATTGAAAAAGTAAGATACGTTGATGTTGAAGTAAAAGAATTTGTAAAAGAAGAAAAGAAGAAAAAAAGAACACGCTCTGTTGATTCAGACTTATCGGACTTTTTAAAATGAAAAAATTATGGAATAAAATAAAGTATTACTATCTTACACACGATGGTATTGAAATGCTTTTGTTTGCATGTGTATTTGGCTTTTTAGGCTGGATGGGTTATCATGTAGTAATTGGTATTATAGGTAGGTTCTTTTGAAAGTAGCAGTATTAAATGACACACATTGCGGCATACGTAACTCTTCCGAAATCTTTCTCGAAAATGCAGGGAAATTTTACTCAGAAATCTTTTTTCCTTACTGTCAAGAAAACGGCATCGAACAAATCTTACACTTGGGCGACTATTATGACCACAGGAAATTTGTAAACTTTAAAGCTCTTAATCACAATCGTAAAGTATTCTTAGATCCATTACGCAAATATGGTATGAAAATGGATATTATACCAGGTAATCATGATACGTATTTTAAAAATACAAATGATTTAAACTCTTTGAAAGAATGTCTTGGCCATTATATGAACGAAATCCATATTGTAATGGAACCTACAGTTATGGAATATGGTTCATTGAAGATTGCTCTTTTGCCTTGGATTAATGCAGAAAATTACCAATCATCAATGAAGTTTGTGGCTGAATGCAAAGCTGATTGGTTAGGTGGTCATTTAGAACTTCAAGGTTTTGAAGTAATGCGTGGATTAAAAAATGAGCATGGTCAAGATGCAGCACCATTTAAAAGATTTGAGCAAGTGTTAACTGGTCATTATCATATACAGTCTAAGAAAGACAATATTTGGTATCTTGGTTCTCAATTAGAATTTTTCTGGAACGATGCGCACGAAGCTAAACACTTTGCAGTAATCGATACCGAAACACGAGAGATTACTCAAATTAAAAATCCATACACTTTATTTGAAAAAATAGTGTACAATGACAACGAAACAGAGTATAATAACTATGATGTTTCGCACTTAGATAATAAATTTGTAAAGATTGTTGTAGTCAATAAAGCAGACCAATTTACATTTGATCGTTTTGTTGATCGCATTCAAAATAGAGATATTTACGAATTAAAAATTGCTGAAAACTTTAGTGAGTTTATAGGCGAAAATGTTGATGATGATAATATGAGCTTTGATGATACACAAGATATTGTCGATACTTACATTGATGCTGTTGAAACAGAACTTGATAAGAATAAAATTAAAAATCAAGTTCGCGAATTGATGATTGAAGCGCAAGCACTTGAGGTTGCATGATTAATTTTAATAAACTTCGTTATAAAAATTTCCTATCTGCTGGAAATACATTTACTGAAATCAATTTAAACGAACATAAAACTACATTAGTAGTAGGAGGTAATGGTGCTGGTAAATCAACTATGCTCGATGCATTATCCTTTAGTCTTTTTGGTAAGCCACACCGAAATATTAATAAACCTCAATTGGTTAATTCAATTAATGGTAAAGGATGCTTGGTTGAGGTTGAGTTTTCTATTGGTCAAGGACAGTTTAAAGTAGTACGTGGTATTAAACCACAAATATTTGAGATTTGGAAAAATGGTACGATGATTAATCAATCATCTCATTCAAAAGAATATCAAAAAATTTTAGAAGCAAATATTCTAAAACTAAATCATAAATCATTTCACCAAGTTGTTGTGCTTGGTTCTTCTTCG